GCCCTGGATTAAGGCATCTCATTCGTTCGGCCCTGCTTCTGCAGGGCCTTTTTCTTGGGCGCGGGATAATCGGGCGCATGTCTTTCTCCGTTTCCCCCTGGCGCCTGTCCGTTGCTCCCATGATGGGTCGTTGCTAAAAAGCAGCATCCACGCGGGTTTCGGGCGCATCGTGTGCACTGTGTGTGCACAGCCCAAAAGAAAACCCGCCACATGGGCGGGTTCCTTGGGGGTCGGGTGGGCTTCGACGGCCCCTTATACCGGCGGGCCTGCCCTCTCACTCCGTGAGCCCCGTTTTCGTAAAAAGGCGCACCAGAAAAGGTGCCGGCCGTGCACATCCGCATGTGCCGCCGGCAGTCGATTTACTGCACCAGCTCGACGGGCCGGTCCCAGGGCGAAGTCACGCCCTAGCAGTCTCTTAGCGCACGCCGGTCACGATGGCGAAGGCGGCTGGGTACAGCACCGCCATGTCCAGGCGCGCGTGACACATGAACCCGATCTGCCCGTTGGCAGCGTAGGTTTCTTGCAGCATCTGCACCGACAGCTCCTCGCGCATCGCGATGGCGAGTTGCGAGAAATTCCCGACGTACATCTCGCTGCAGTCGGTAGAGCTGCCCACGGTCAGGTTGTTGGGGATCTGGCTGGTGTGCACCCTCTGCATCGGCTTGAGCATGTCTGGCACTTGCAGCGGCTGGCCTGTGCTGTCTGCCAGGCCACCCAGCCGCACCAGGCTTCGCGGCGACATGATCGCGGCGGTGGGCATCGGGCCGTTGGCCTGCAGAATGGCCTGGGTGGCGCTGAAAATGTTGGCATAGCTGCCCAGCACGGCGCCGTTGGTGCCGTTGCCGACTGCTTGCACGCCTGCCGTGTTCAGCAGCCCGCGCACCTCGGGAGCGGTGCCGCTTCCACGCAGGCCAGCGCGGTCGATCTCGACCGCAAACGCCTGGCCGATGGCTGTCCGTAGCGCGCTTTCGATGTTGACCCCATCGGCCAGCAGTTCGCGAGAAACCCGGATCACAAACGCCAGCGAGCGGGGCGTCACCAGGACATTGCGGAACACCGGGTCGGATTCGGCGACCGCGCCGTTTTCCACGCGCCAGGATGCCACGGGCAGGGTGTTCACAGCGGCGAAAGAGAAGTTTTTCGCGTTGCCATTCAGCGGGACGATGGCCGCACCAGCCGTGAGCAGGCTCGATTCGGCTGCGAGTGCCGCCAGCACGTCAGGCATGACAGCGGCAGGGGCGGTGAAGCCGCCAGCCGAGTCCACACCGACAGACAGCGCGCGGGTGGCCGCTGCAGTGGTTTTCATGCGGGCAACACCGCGCAGGAAGTCGGCCAGGCCCACGCGCTCGCCCTAGCCGGGCAGGGCGCTGTAATGGCTGCGGAAGTCATCAGCGGTGCGCAGCATGCGGGCCTCACCAAGATCGCGGTGCTCTTGGTAGTTGGCGGGAAGATCGGCTGTGGCCAGCGGCTTCGTGGACATATGGCGGATCAGGTGCTGCTGGAACTCTTCGACGGACTCGCCCTCCTGAATGGAGCGCATGGCGAGCTCGGACACGCCGGCGCCGGTGGTAGCTTTGGCAATGGCGGCGATTTCGGCGGCGTGGTTGCGGGTTTCGGTGGTCATGGGTTTTCCTTTGAGAGTGAGTGTGTGGGAGCGTTTGTTGAAGCCAGCGCGGGGATCGGCGGGGACGGCCACCGCTGAAACCTCGTAAGGCATGAAGGCGAAGCGCATCGCCTGCTTTCCGTCGGGAAGCGCCATGGGCGTGCCTTCGTCGGTCAGTTCGTAGCCGATGGAAACACCGGTGACGATGCCCGCCTGCACATCGGCCAGCACCTCGCTGGCGCGGGCTGAAGTGCCGAACACGGCCTGGCCGATCAGCTTAGAACCCTCGGGGCGAATGTTGCGAACGACACCGATGTTCAACCGGCTGGCGTCGTGCGATTCGATCAGCGGAAGATCGCCGCGCGACAGGTCAACCATGGCCGCGTCCAGAACCTCAATGTAGTGGCCGCGTTGAACCGGGTAGTCGGTGGACAGCACCACGGGCACGGTTCGCGCCTCCAGGTCTGGTGTGCCCAGCTCAGCTTTGCGTATCTGCATATGCAGCTCCTTGGTGTGGCGCGGACCAAGAAAAGGAAAGGGCCGCGCCGACGTTGAATCACACCGCATGCGCGGTGCACTTTCTCGATCAGCGCGGCCCCGACCTGGAGCTGCAGCTTTGTGGATTCTCAAGACCCCCCAGCGTCCCGGCCGGGTTCAGAGCCTCAGAGCAGGTAGCCTCCCGGCGTCTCTGAAAACCCAGTTCTTGAGAACTCGATAACGCGCATATCGTACCACATTTCTTCGGGGTATGCAAGCCCTCAGTGGCGCGCTCTTTTGATGACCTCGGCGGTGGCCTCGTAGGCGCCAGACTGCAGCGCGGCGACGGTGTGGGCGGCCTGGGCAACCCCCAGCAGGATCACCGAGCGGGCGGCGACCACCTCCATCTCGTTGATCGCTGGTGTGGCAAACCAGGTCAAGAGCTGCCCGGCCTGACAGAAGCCGATCACCACCACGGCTGACGTCGGGGAATGCCAGCTGATGGCGCTGGCGTCGGCGGATGTTGCCTCCGCGATCAGGGCATTGAAGTTCGCCAGTTCGTCGGCGGGCAACAGGGTTTCAAGTGTCAGCATGGGTGTGTCCTTAGATTGCGGGGTTGTTGGTTGGCTTGTGGTCGGGTGCGTCGTCTTCGCCGGTATAGCTTTCGAGTGCTTCGTCCACCAGCCGCGCGGTGGACCGCATCCACTCATTGCGGGCCGATGACACAAACGACATGACCGTGGACAGCACGTCGTCTTCGATGCCGGGGCAGGCCTTGCGCAGCCCGCCTTCGATCTGGTCCAGACGGTCGACCACGGCGCTGGAAGCGTGGCCCAGCACATCGGCCAGTACGCCGATGGGCGCGTATTCGCTGCGGGCTACAGCGTTTTTCAGATCCTGCGCTTCACGTTGCGAACGGGCCAGGGCGGCGCGCTCTTGCACCAGGTCAAGACCTTCCATGTCGGACCCCATGCGGCCGGCAGCTTGCTCGCGCAGCCGGTCGCAGTAGTCCAGTAGCCAGGTGCCCAGGCTTGCGCCCTCACGCACCATGCCCTCGGTTTGCAGGCGGCTCACGGCCTGCTGGCTGATGCCCACCAGGTCGCCGAACTCTTGCTGGGTGCAAGCCCTGTCCAGGTACATCACCACCTTGTTCACCATACAACCCCCATAGGGCAATCGGTGAACAGTCCGAGCACGCGCAGTGAATGACCCGCAGTGGGTTTGTGTTCACAAGAACCTAACCTCGGGGGGTGGGTCCCAGCCTCCTTACCCCGTCGACACGTCGACAAAGTCGACAGACCGCCTTCATGGGTTTGGCTTTGTCGACTTTGTCGACCTGTCGCGGGGGTGTTGGGTGTTTGCTTGTAGGTCATTGAAATAGAAAGGAAAAAGGGTTTCAAAATGGCTTATAGCGACAGACTCGCCTAGGTAGACAGGCGGGGATTGACCCGGTACACCACAGACGGCGGTGCGCCAGCCCTGCGGCGCTTTGTCGAACGCACCACGTCGCCAGCCTCCAGCCGCTCCATGGCTTTCTCCAGGCGATCAACAGACCGGAACCGGCCCTCCTGCGCTTTCTGTGCCTCGCGCCGGGTGAACTCCAGCAGGCCGCTGGCCTTGATCCAGCGCACCACGGCCACCGCGTCGGTGTCCACGGCATCGGTGCCCAGCAGCGCAAACGCGGCGCGGGCGTGTTCGATCAGCAGGCCACCCAGCTGCAGCGCGCGGCGCATGGCCACCTCGGACACTTCATCGGCGGTCAGGCCCATCTCTGCCAACTCCAGCACCGCAGCCACGCGGGCGATGGCGCCGGGTAGCTTGCTGGTCCAGTCGCTGATCGCCTCGTACCGGCCGCCCTCGCCCTGCTGGTTTTCGATCTCTTGTGCGAAGTCAAACCACAGCTCACGCGCAGGGTCGGTGAAGGTCAGCACCTTGGGCTTGCCGATGGGCTCGAACCAGCCACTCAGCAGCCCGATGATCCCGCGCTCGTAGGCTTCTTTGACGTGCTCGGGTATGGGCGCATGGCGCCGCACATCGCGGCGGCCAACAGTGGAATCAGGTACGGCCCACAGAAAGCGCGCCAGCAGGCCGCTGTCCCTGAAGCGCTTGGACCCCGCCACATCGGCCAGCGTGCCAGGTTGCACCAGCAGCCCCATGCACAGTGCAGGGCGGTCTATGTGGACAGCCCGCGAAGCGCGGTCGACCCGCATCGGTGAACCGGCGTGCGCCTGCAGGTACACATCCAAGTGCGCTTGGCCACCTGAGTACAGACCGCCCATGATCTGGAAAGAACCGGCCTCATCCGACAGCACGGCCATGCGCTCCCCATGCTCCGCAAGCAGGGCCTGCAGCCGCTCGGGTGTGCTGTCGCTGGTGAACAGCCGCGGCGCCCTGATCTCGTCGGGCATCTGCAGCTCTTCGCGCTCGATCTCCGCGCGGATTGATTCGCGCTCGCTGGCGTCTTTGGCCTTGGCTGCATCCTGCAACAGCCGTTCAATCTTTTTCCTCGCCACTGCCCGCGCCGAATTGACGCGCGCTATGTCGCGTCGCATCCGGTCTGAATGCAGTTTTTCCCAGCGCACCAGCGGCCCTTGAATGGCATTCAAGACAGCACTCTTTCGCGTGCCAGCTGCAGAAGCCACAGCGGCCCATAACGGCAAAGGCTCGAAGTAGCCGGGAACAGGCTCTACTTCATACCGGCGCTGCAGCACCGTCGCCAGCACGGCCAGGCAGCTCATGAACGCCAGGGCGGGCGGCGTCTGCGTGCTGTCTGCCACCGCGCGCACCATGTCGCCGCTCCATGTGGGCAACAGGTCGGCGGGTATCTTGGGCGTGGCCTGTGTGCCAGGCAGCACCGGCTCGGGCCATTCCTCGGGCGGCGGTGCGGCGGCGGGCGCCTGGGCTTCGCTGTGCATCACGTCCTCAAATTCAGGCCAGCCACGCGCACCAGGCGGCACAGCAGGTTGCGCCGCTTCCACCATGGCGCGCACGGCCTCAGGACCAGCCACGCGGGCCAGGTCGTTCGCATCCGTCAGGGCTTCAGTCATGGGCCACCCCCTCGAAGCGGGGCACAGCGACCAGGCCACCCACAGCGCGGGCCGCCTGCGTGGCTTGGGTCACGCCAGGGTTTCCCGGCGTCGGATCGTTGTCGGCCACGATGATCAACTTCAGCTCGGGAAACTTCGCGCGCAATGCGCTGGCCACCGGCTGCAGGTTCACCGCTGAAAACGCCACGGCCACCGCGCGCCCCGTGGCTGCGTACAGCGTCGAACCCGTGGCCAGGCCCTCGCAGACCAGCAGCGAATCCAGTGGGCGACCGATAGGGCAGTAACACCCCGCGATTTTTCCGCCGCTCAAAAAGCGCTTGGCGCCATCCGCGCCGATGAATTGCAGGGTGTGCAGCACGCCGTGGGCGTCGCGCGCCGGGATCAACAGCAGCTCGCGCAACTGGCGCAAGCCGTAGGCGCCTACGTTCTTGCGCTGCAGGTAGGGGTGTGCGTTCGTGGCCGGGCGGGCGCGTTCCCACAGCTTCGCAGCGCGGGCGCGGGCCTCGGCTTGCACCTTGTCGCGCTCGGCATCGCGGGCGGCGCGCATGGCGGCCAGCTGGCGCTGCAGCTCGGCACGCTCCGCCGGGGTCTGCGTCGCGCGGCTTGCCTCGCGCCAGGTGTGTGTCTCGCCTGTTTTCCAGGAACCGAATGCGCCACACGTTACCGGGCTTTCGTGCAGCACGTAGAAACCGTTGGTGCTGCCCGGCTTGTCGCCTTGCACGCGGTATCTGTGAATGCGGCCATCGGGGATCGGCTCGATGTCCTTGTGCGGCGCCAGACCGGCGGCGCGCATGGCGTCCAACATGGTGTTGCTCATACCGGCAGGCCCTCCACCATGGCCAGGAAGCCGGCCAGGTCGTGCAGGTGGCTGTAGATGCGCGTCTGGGTGTTGCGGGTGACGTGGTACGTCACGCGGCCATCGTCGGCACGGTAGACGCGCTGCAGCACGTAGCCACGGCGGGCGAAGCGGGCGCGCATCGTGGCAAATGCCTTGCGGTCGATGGCCTGCGGTTCTAGAATCTCAGCGTGGTTTGATTTCGTGTGTTCTGTGCGAAGCCCGGTGCCAGCCGGGCTTTCGCTTTTTCGGCAGGGGATCACAGCAGCGCCTTTCCAGGCGCGATGCGCTCTCGTGTCAGTGACTCCAGGTGTGCCGCGACGGCCTTGCGCGGGTACAAGACCCGGTTGCCGATTCGCACGTATGACGGCCCATGTCCGCGTTTGCGCCATGCCTCCAGCGTGCTCAGCTTTGCCTGGGCTAGCAGGCACAAGTCTTCTTCGGTGACACAGTCCAGCCTGTCTGCAATTTCCTGCAGACGCTGGGTTTCTGCGTTTGATGCGCTTTCCATTTACCCATCCTTTCCCGGCGGTGCGCCGGTTGTTTCGATGGGTGGACTTTTGCGCGGTTCGGCGATTATTCCGAGTGGCTTAACTGGATCGACTAACCCGCTGTGTGTTGCCGGATTTTTTTCCACTGAGTGAGCGCGTGTTGCACGCGCTCGGGCGTTACAGCGGGCACGGTTCTATTCAGATCGGCATCTTCCAGGGCGCGGAAGAATCGCCCCTTTCCCGTTGGCTTCGGCAGACCTGCGGCGGTCCATGCATCGGCCGCCATACAGACCCATCTGACCACGTTTTCGGCCGGTGGTTGGCCCTTTTTGGACAGGGTCGCCGCCGCCCACTGAAGGAGCTGCAGCGGCTCTATCAAGTCCTCCAACATCTGCTGATACGTGCACTGCGGTGCCCTGTGGAGTTGAATGCTTTGCATCGCGTACACAAGGCGCACAGCCTCAGCCGATGCGGGGTTTTGCCAGTACGGTTCCAGCGCATGTTGCAGCGCTTTGGTGGCCTTGCGGAGCTCTGTTTCGGCCTGCAGGCCGCCGATGCTGGGCGGCAACATGCTGACGATGGATCGCCAGCGCAGCCACTCCTTTTCGGCCGCTTTGATGGCGTCGACTTCGGCTTGTGTTGGTGGTTTGCGCTGGCGTGCCATCGTGCTAGCTTGTAGATTGACCGACGAAAACTTGCTCACCCCCAGCCAGGCGGGTTGTGTTTTCCAGGCGACAGAGTACGTTTTGTAGCTGCCGAATGTTCTCTCCAAGCACAAGCGGCATAGGTCGCTCAGTCGGCCAGTGTTCGATGATCTCGACAGCCTGCAGCGCCAGAAAGTCGGCCAAGGCAATCAAGTCGCGGGTGGTGGCATCCTTGTTTAGCATGATGAGCGCTCGCTGGTCGAAAGTGCCTGCCCATGGGGTCAGGTCAAGTGATATTGCTGTAGATTCAGTAGTAGCCATTTTGTGAACTCGCTTTCATGAATGGTCAGACGGTCGGGGCGGTTCCGTCGCCTCGGCCGTCGCCTTTTTGCCCTGCAGGGTCCGGCGCAGGGCTTGCCGGTTTCTTGAGTGCGTTGTGCACGTCTTCGGGTTGTATGGCCGTGTATCGGCGCAGCATTGCCCAGGTCTTGTGTCCGGTCAGAAGCGCCACCTGTGGGATGCCTAGCCCCATGCGGAAGAACTCGGCGGTGGCCTTGTGGCGCAGGTCGTGGAAGCGCAGGTCTTCAATCCCCAGCTTCTGGCAAGCCCGCGTGAAAGCAGTCGAGACGCTGGCCTCGCTGTAGGGAAAAAGAAAACCCGAATCCCTTTTCTTCAGTACGTCCTCGACAATGGCCCAGGCATCGGCCAGCAGCGGGACGGTTTGATGATTGCCGATCTTGTTTTGTGGGTCTTTTCTGTCGCGGATCACGATGGTCTTGCGGGTCCGGTCCAGGTCTTCCACCTCCAGGCGGCATATCTCACCCTGGCGCATGCCGGTGGCCAGAGCGAAGCGGCAAAGGACCTCCATCGGGATGGTCTGCCGTGGGTTGTTGCGCCAGAGTGCGTAAAGCCGGTCCAGTTCGCTGGCGTTCGGCTCTCTGTCGCGCTCGGTGCCGCGTGTCTTGAGACCCCGATGCTTGAGACTGGCTCGCGCGTCCAGGCCCAAGCGGTCGTTGATGTCGAGACGCCGTGAATGCCGGCCCCACTTGAGGACGGTAGAGAGATAGGACAGGTCCGCGCTGATCGTGACGCCACCGGCTCCAGCTTCAATGCGACGATCAATGAAATCTCGGACCACCACGGCAGAAAGGGACGACAGTTTGACCCGGCCCAACTCCCTCTTGAGCATTTCAAGGGTCGCGGCCTTTGTCTTGCCAGGCTCCGCCATGGTGTCGCGGTACTTGTCGATCAGATCACCGAGAGTTGAACCTTTTGGGACTGGGGCGAACCCACCTGCAGCAATGTGGTTTGCTTGCGCTTCAATGGCGGTAGCCCATTCCCTGGCCTCGCGCTTCGTCGTGAAGGTGCCCGCGCGGTAAAGTCCTGACTTACGGACCTGTACCCGCCATTTACCGGACGGAAGTTGCTGGAAGGTTGGCATCGTGTGCACTCTGTGTGTGTATCGCGGTGCCCTTATTGTTACCTAGCAGTGCGCTTCGTGTGCACATTGTGTGCACTGAATGTTGCACACAATCGATTGGGAAGAATTTGGATTGAAAAAAATCATTCAAAATCATGGACTTAACCCCTGGCGCCTGTCGGTTGCTCCCATGATGGGTTGGACCGACCGCCATTGCCGGTACTTCCACCGGCTGCTGACCCGTCACACCCTGCTGTACACCGAGATGGTGACCAGCAGCGCGCTGATCCACGGCAACACTGCGCAGCTGCTGCGCTTCAACGACGAACAGGAACACCCAGTGGCCCTGCAGCTTGGGGGGAGTGATCCCGCCGACCTGGCGCGCGCAACACGGCTGGGCCAGGAGCGGGGCTACGACGAGATCAACCTCAACTGCGGCTGCCCGAGCGAGCGCGTGCAACAGGGTGCCTTTGGGGCCTGCCTGATGGGAGAGGCGCCCCTGGTGCGCGATTGCGTCCAGGCCATGCGCGAAGCGGTGGATGTGCCGGTGACGGTCAAGCACCGCATCGGCATCGACAAAGTCGAGAGCTACGACTTCGTGCGCGATTTTGTCGGCACCGTGGCCGACGGCGGCTGCGAGGTGTTCATCGTGCACGCGCGCAACGCCTGGCTGCAGGGCTTGAGCCCCAAGGAGAACCGTGAGATTCCGCCGCTGCGCTACGAACTGGCGCACCGCCTCAAGCGCGACTTTCCCCAGCTCACCATTGCCGTCAATGGCGGCATCACGACCCCCGACCAGATCGCCGAACACCTGTTGCAGGTCGACGGCGTGATGATCGGCCGGGAGGCGTACCACAACCCCTGGCTCATGGCCGACTGGGATGCGCGCTTCTATGGCGATGTCAGCCGCACAGTGCCCACACGCGAAGCGGTGGAACTGGCCATGGTCGATTACATGGAGCGCGCCGCCGCCGAAGACGGCGTGAACTGGTATTCCATTGCCTGCCACATGCTTGGCCTGCGCCACGGCCTGCACGGCGCGCGCAAATGGCGCCAGGTCTGGAGCGACCACCGCCTGAAGCCGCTGCCGCCGCGCGAGGTCTGGGCGCTGGCCCAGGCCCATGTGACGCCAACCGTCGAAGCGCCCCGACCTGAAACCCTTGTTCCAACCCTTTGAGAGTTCGACCCATGAAGCGATTTCTGATCTGTTCCGCCGCCCTTGCCGCCAGTTTGCTGGCAGGGCCAGCCCTGGCGCAAAACGCCACGCTCGACACCGCGGCGAAAGAGCCCGGTGCGCTCGTCACCGCCTCTGGCCTGGTGTTCCGCTCGCTCAAGGACGGCGCTGGCGCCGCCCCGGGCGCCAACGACACGGTGAAGGTGCACTACAAAGGCACTTTCCCGGATGGCA